AAACATGGGGAAATATTCTTAAACAACATTTCTTCATGTGTTTCCATTGTAAGTTCGCCTTTAGAATATTTTCCAATTCCAGGATGAAAGTGAACGACTTCTTTACAGTAGCCTGTCAAAGCACGAGCATATGATGCTAAAGCAAAGTTACCTTCATTTGTAAAACCATAAAATAAAGGTTTAACTCCAATTATATCTCGTGCAAAATACACGGTATCATTATCTATCAATATGATAGCAAAATCACCATTGAGCAATTTAACTGTCTGCCTGAAACCGAACATTTTATAAAGATGTAAAATACATTCACAATCACTTGACGATTCACATTGTAAACCATATTGTTCTTCAAGCTGACGGTGATTATAAATTTCGCCATTGCACATCAATCTAATATTTCCGCTTCTGAATGGCTGATTACCTTTTGTAGATAAATCATTGATTGCAAGACGACGGAACCCTAAAATCATATTTTTATTCATGGTGAGACTTCCAACATCAGGTCCTCTGTTAGTAAGCATATCGTAACTTTTCAGTATAACATCAAGTTGTTTTTGTTCATTTTCACATAGTAAAGCTAATATACCGCACATTTTAGATTTATACTATTTATGCTTTGTCTTAAATTGGATTTGACTATTGTCTTCCATATCGCCTATGGATAATAATAATTAATTAAAAAAAATTATTTCTATAATAAATGAACCGAGATACATATCTTCATGATATTGCAAGACCAGATCTTCTCACGAGACGAACTGATGTAAAAAGTTTGAGTGCAGATCTTAATGATATTACAAAACCAGCTATAGTTCGTCTCGCTAGAAGAGCTGGTGTAAAAAGTTTGAACGGACTAGTATATGACGAAATTAGAGATCATATTAAATTAATGCTTGAAAAATGGTTGTCAAATATCGTTGAATATACAGAATACAATAGAAAAAAAACTATTAATGTAAACGAGCTGGTATCAGGTATCCCCCATAAGTACTTTAGCAAACCAGTAAGTGATCGCATGTGCAAAAAAGGAAATCTATCTGATTCTAAATCCGAAATACAACATTACCAAGCTCTATCTGGTTGTTTAATGATTCCTAGACTACCATTTGCTAGACTCGCAAAAGCAATTGCTTCGCAATATAAAAGTGGCATTCGTATGAGCAAAGATGCAATTGTATTATTACAACATTGCATAGAAAATTGTGTTATTGAAATGTTGAATAATGCAAACTTAATGAGCATGCATGCAGGCAGAGAGAAGGTTCAGCCTAAGGATATTATGTTATATCTCAATGCTAAGAAAGGTGGTCATTGTGGTGTTGGTGGATTAAGTGCAGCTTCACCTGAGTTCGATTTTAAACGATTTATTGGTATAATGATGAAAAAACTATTTTCAGATGTGAAAATTATGAAAATTAATAAAATAGTTACTTCTCAACTAAATCAATTTTTGAACTTGCTCATAAGTGCAATTTGTGAGAAAGCGAAATTTTTAAATCAGAAGAAAAAGGTGAAGACAATATCTACAAGAACAGTTCAATCTGCAGTTCGAATTATTGTACCAAATGGATTGGGCAAATATGCTGATAATTCTGGTATTCAAGCTATTCTTAAATATACTAAATCAAAAGATTCTAGTAAAGAACGAAAGGGAGCACAAGCTCGTGCTGACCTTGTATTACCAGTATCTCGTGTTTCCAAGTTCTTTAAGAAGTATAACACTCGTGTTAATTTGTTAAGTTCAATATATCTTACAGCTGTTGTTGAATATATTACTGCTACAATTATGGCTGATTCAGCTGGTTATGCAATGCAAAATGGAAAGAAGATGCTTGATTCAAGACACTTAATGATAGGAATTGATGCTGATAATGAATATCGAGAACTAGCAGAATCTCTCTGTTTTGGTGTTGTGGATGGTGGTGTAATCCCGCCAGATCTAGATCTATGAATTCTTCTTCCTCGTCCTTGCACATATAGATTATTTTACAATTCAAATAAATGAATTGTAAAACAGACTGTCATTCCGTTTAAAAATATGGAACATGATTCCAACCTAGAGTCTCAAATAACTCTTTTGTTATTTCATCGTGAAAGTGCTTCCTGTCAGTGGTTTTCAAAACGATAAAATCATCCTTATCGCAAGGGAACTTATGTCTTCGAAGTAATTGGTATAATACATGTTGGGAGTTGATAAAGCTTTTCCGTTTAATATGTTTTATGGTGCTATACAACTCGGTTAGTATATTGAAGTCGTCTAGAAGTTGTTCTTCAAGATGACTAATATCAACTGGTTTTACACCAGTTATCATATAGTGAATTAGGTTGATATTTTCATAATGACTTGAATATCCAAGCTCTTTCAGAAACATGTGGATATGCTTCTTGGTTATTCTTGAAAACCGAATCTCTTTTGGTGTGTTTTCATCTCCAATTAAGAGGTGATGATTGAAAAATTCTCTTTCTAAATCCCTATATACATCAGGATTGACTGTATTGTTCTGTTTCGCTTGGTATTGATTTATACAGTCGCGAAAATGAACCTTCCGTATGTATATATATTTTGAAGATATGTTAACTCTGTCTATATCGTTATACGATGAATTGTATCTAATTACAATCTGCTGATTAAAGCATAAATTGCAAATATAAATATTGTTATCAATAATATCAAACATATTGATATTATTATTATTACAGTTTGAACATGAGATTGAAGAATTACATTTCTCTTCCTCCTTATGTTCAATATCATTTGGAATATTACTTAAGTCGTAGTAGTTTCTTGCTATTGATAAGTATTTTGCAACTAGGTCTCTTTTCTCGTCATCTGATTTTTTTGGCTTTCCTATGAAACTGAGTTTCAAAGGTCTTTTGAGTATATCCTTGTATGTTTCAATAATAGACAAAGTCTCAAATAAATAAAAGTTACAGTCTCTCTTAATTTCCAAGTTATTTATTCTATCAGTAACCATATCCAGATTGTTCAATAAGATTTCTCTTATCCTTGGATTTGTATTGGGTTTTTCCAATATTTTTACTATATCATTTAATCTCTCTCTATGCATTGGTATATCGTTGTATTCTTTTTCGAAGTGTTTCCGTATGGTATCATCTATTGAAAGTATATCTACATCGTTCGAGCACATATTTCTTTTTTTATCTTTTCATTTAAACCCATTATTTTTTATAAATTTTTATTTAAAAATAATATCTTGTATATAATAAATGTCTTTGACTACTTCAAATCTTACCTCCGGTTTTATCGACCTCGCCACCTTTGATGAAATTGAAAGATACCTATATGGTACTCTCGAAGCTACTGCTTACTTCGTTCGTGAAACCAGAAAATCTACATGGTTTACCCAGGTTCCCGTAGTTCTTTCAAACTCTTCTGGTACCCCTGGTTTTGGTCAGGATTGGTCTGTAAGCATCTCCCGTGCCGGTGACTATTTACTTCATACTTGGTTGAGAGTTACTCTACCTACCGTCCAATTAGCTTCTTCAGTTGACCCCACCAAAGTTATTCGTTGGACTCAAAATGTTATGCACAACCTCGTAAAGGAATGCAGTATCACTTTTAACGATTTGGTCGCTGCTCGTTTTGATAACTATCATCTTGATTTCTGGTCCGCTTTCACTGTTCCTGCAAGCAAGCAAACTGGTTACAGTAACATGATTGGTAATATTTCAACTTTGAAAGATCCCCAACTACTTTCTGTTGGTCTTCCCTCCGCAACTTTGAATCTTCCTCTCCCCCTATTCTATACTCGTGATAGCGGTGTTGCACTTCCCACTGCAGCTCTTCCTTACAATGAAATGAGAATTAACTTCTCTTTCCGTGACTGGTCCGAACTTCTTATCGCTGAAACTATTGCTGCCGGCGGTGCGGAACAAAGAGTCCCGCTCAATACTAGCAATTTTGCCAGTTGGATGTCAAGTGTTCCAGTTTTGAGCAATGTATCAGTATGGTCTAACTATTCGATTGTTTCCAACGACGAACGAAAGAGAATGGCTTGTGCTCCTCGTGATATTCTCATTGAACAAGTTCAAACTGCTCCTCGCCAGTCTTTTGCTCCTTTGACTAACCCTACTCCAAACTTTGATATCCGCTTTTCTCATGCTATCAAGGCTTTGTTCTTCGCTGCTCGTAACAAGACTTTCGCTGCTGAAATGTCTGTATACAGCACCGCTTCTCCCGTGGCAGCTGCTGCTGGTTCGTACAAGGCAAATACTGATAAAGGTTTTGACCCGGTTCTACAGACTTCTCTCATCTACGAAAATACCGCTCGTCTATCTCAGATGGGTTCGGACTACTTCTCTCTCGTCAATCCTTGGTACCATGCTCCTTCTATTCCGGAGAGAACTGGTTTCCACTGCTATTCTTACTCTCTCGACTTCTATTGCCTCGATCCCATGGGTTCTACCAACTATGGTAAATTGACCAATGTATCCATTCGTCCGGAAGCTTCTGCCGCAGCGATTAATGTATCAAAGGCTGTTCCTGTAGTTACCGATGCTGGTGTTCTTGCTGGTAACCTGTTCACCCAGAACTTTGACTTCATTGTCACTGTTGTCAACAATAACATCATCCGAGTATCCGGCGGTGCTCTCGGTTTCCCCGTCCTCTAAACGATTTCATTCGTTCTTCGTTCTTCGTACTTCTATCTTATATACAATGTTATATATAAGATACAATCACATATTTTACAAATTGAATTTATACTCGATTTTAATAAATGAGTAACATAATATCAATGTTAAACTCAATTATTAGTGACATTAAAAGTATTGAATTATTTGACAATGATTCAAACTGGATTATCGATATGATTCCAACATTATCAACTTACAACTGTATTCGAGCTTATATCTCCGGTTCTAAACTAAACAAGATTTTAAAAAAAACAAACTTAATTCAAACTCTTTTTTATAAGATTATTATTTATATCGATGATTTATCCATTAGAGAAATTTCTCCCTATAGTTTAAATATAATATATTTTGATACTGAAAAACAACTTGAAAAAAATATAGATATTTTAAACTTATGTTCACTCCTAAAATCATATACTGTAATTAAAGACTCGATAGAGATTGAGAATATGATGTATTCAAAATTATAACTAACCGAAATACAATTAAAAATCGATATCTTTAAACTCTAGATTAGTAAAGATTAAATATTAATTTAAAATCAAGGTGATTTTAAATTAGATAATGAATTATAAAATTAAAATAGTTTATGACTATCCAAAGGAGGATGAATTAAATCAGATCAGGCAACGAGAGTTTTTGTTTCGAGGTAAATTGATATTACCTGGTGATAGGTTCTCTCAAAACGAGATAAAAAAGATTATGAATCAGTTTGATTATATTAAAAAAGCTAATATTGTCGAACGAACTATTATAGAAAAACCAATGATTTTTGAACCTCTTTGCAATCAAGAATTAACTTTAGAAAAAGAAAAAAAATTATTGATTTTTGAAGCTCTTTGCAATCGAGAATTAACTTTAGAAAAAAAATCAATAATTTTTGAAGCTCTTTGCAATCGAGAATTAACTTTAGAAAAAAAAATATTGATTTGTGAACGAGAATTAACTTTAGAAAAAGAAAAAAAATTATTGATTTTTGAAGCTCTTTGCAATCGAGAATTAACTTTAGAAGAATTACAAGAATTTGTTACAAAATTAAAAAGATGTGGTTTCAGTTCAAATTCAATAGTCAGCTTTATTAATATAAAATGTAAACCTAATATCTACATCCATCAAATCAGTTTTGAAAGTGGCATGCCTATTCATTATAAATTCTGTGGTGTTAGAAAAAAACTTAAATCTACATACAGTTCTTATGTTCTATATGAAGATTTCAAGACTAAGGGTGAAACTAAGG